TTAGACTTCCAAGGAGTAGGGTCATCAGCTATGGCTGAAAATAATCAAGATGATACTCCTCAGTTTGATGTTTTAAATTGGAAAACATTTTGTAAAACATTTAATATTGATAAAGTATCAGTACTAAAACTTAATATAGAAGGTTCAGAATATCCTTTATTACATAGTTTAGATAAGGATGATTTTGAGAAGATTGATCAAATTGCAGTAAGTTTTCATAATTGGATGAATGGTAGTTGGGATTTATTAACAGAATCATCAATAGAATTATTAAAAAAAGCAGGTTTTGAAATAGAATGTATATATCCAAGATTAGGATGGTATTTGGCTGTTAAGAAAGAAGGTAAAAATGAAAATTTATTTGAAAGGGCTATGCAAAACGAGTATAATAAAACAACTATAGTTACAGGATTATGGGACTTAGGTAGAGGTAATATTGATGGTTGGGCTAAACGTGATTTTCAACAATATAAAGATAGATTTTTTGAATTATTAGAAGCAGACTCTCAAATGGCTATTTGGATACCCCGTGATTTAGAAGCAGAAGTACTTGCTATTAGAGGTAATAAACCAACTCAAATATACTATAAAGAATTAGAAGATTTTAAAACTTGGTTTCCATTTTGGGATAAATTACAAGAAATAAGAACTAATCCTGATTGGTGTAATTTTGCAGGTTGGTTACCTGAATCACCACAGGCAGCATTGGAATATTATAACCCAATGATGATGTGTAAAATGTTTATGGTAAACGATACTGCATTAATGAATCCATTCAATTCAGAATATTTTTATTGGATTGATGGTGGTTTAACATCTACTGTAAATAGAGGGTATTTTACTCATGATGAGGTTTTAAATAAATTAGAAGAATATAGTGATAGTATCCAAAAATTAACTTTTATTACTTATCCTTATACAGCTAATGAAGAAATACATGGTTTTGAAAGAAAAAAAATGGCTCAATATTGTGGAGTAGATTATGTAGATAAAATATCTAGAGGAGGTTTTTGGGGAGGTAGTAAAGAACAAATTCATCAATTAAATGCTCTATATTATGGTATTTTAGATAGTACTATAAACAGTAAATATATGGGGGCTGATGAATGTTTATTTACAATTCTAACATATCAACACCCAGAATTAATACAACCATTTGAAATTGATGGAAGTGGTTTAGTATGGCCTTTCTTTGAAATGTTAAAGAATTTTGAAAAACCTAAAAATTTAAAAAAACCATTTTCAAAATTAAAAACTAATTTATATGTAGTTGGGTTTAATTCTCCAAAACAGTTTAGACATTTATTAGAATCTTTTAAACATGGTGATTCTAATTTTTTAACTAAAACTAATAAATATTTTTTAAATAATTCAACAGACAGAACTACAGATGATGAATATACTCAAATTTGTAATGAATATGGGTTTGAAGAAACTAAAAAAGATAATATAGGAATTTGTGGAGGTAGACAATGGTGTGCTGAACATTTTGATCAAAGCGATGCTGATTATTATATATTTTTTGAGGATGATATGTTATTATATACACCTAATGATACGCATTGCTATAATGGTTTTAGGAACTATGTACATAATTTGTATGATAAAACTTTAAAAATAATTCATGATGAAGGTTATGATTATTTAAAATTAAATTTTACAGAGATATATGGTGACAATGCAACACAGTGGTCTTGGTATAATGTTCCTCAAAATATTAGAGAACAATACTTTCCTACAAAAACAATATTACCCGTACAAGGTTTAGATCCTGAAGCTCCTAGAACTAAATTTAGTTATATTAAACGATCTGATGATATATCATATATAGAAGGTGAAGTACATTATTGTAATTGGCCTTTATGGTTTAGTAAAAGAGGAAATCAAAAAGTATTTTTAGATACTAAATGGGCGTATCCAATGGAACAAACATGGATGAGCAATGTGTTTCAAATCCAACAACAAGGCTTAATAAATGCTGCTATATTGTTGCTATCCCCAATTAACCATGACCGAATATATTATTATCCAGGTCAAGAAAGACGTGAAAATTAAATATTTATATATAACATTGACATAACTTAAAACATGCCCGCAATATCTGTACAGTTAACTAGTGGTACCGCACCAGGACCTTATACAATCTATGTAAATAGTTTGGATAATTCTCCTCTTCAACAGAATATACCTGCAGAAGCTTTAAGAAGAAGTATTACATACACGCTCCCTGATTTTCCTACTGTAACAAAAATTATAGTAGTAAATTCAAATCCTGCTTGTAATAGTAATTATGTTGAATTCTTACCAATTCCACCATCAGCAACACCAACTAGTACTCCAACACTTACACCAACTGCTACTTTTGGATATATACCACCAACACCAACAGCAACAAATACACCAACACAAACACCTACAGTAACACCAACACAAACAAATACACCAACACTTACATTAACAAGTACTCCTACACAAACTGCTACTACATCTGCTAGACCTAATGTAACAGTTACTGTTAACTTAACAGTAGATCCTGGTAATACTGGATACACTCAGATATACTATCCTTTAACTCACCTTGGTTCTTTAGGATTAAGACAAACATTACTTTCAACAGGAACAACAACATTTACAATTCCTACAGGAAATCAATTCTATGTAGCAACTGTTCAACAATCAAGAACCTTTGATTATCAAGTATCAGAAATTATTTTTAGAGTAAATGGTACTCCAGATGCTGGTAGCCCTTACATTCAAACTAATTTGGGTAGTGCAGTTCAACTTCTTAACGTTCCTTTATATGGTGGTAGTGGATACCCAACAGGATCTTTTGGAAATACTTATGTTATAGATACTTATGTAGGTAACGCAAGATAATAGATAACAATGCCAACAGTAACACATACAGGATCATTTCAATTATCATTTAAAAACAATCACACCGTTTATGAAAACGAGGTGCGTTGCTTAATTCAAAATACTGAATTTAATTTATCCTATAATCCATCTTTAGTATCAGGTAGTTATTTAAGTGGTTCATTAAAAGATTTTGCTACTGGATCTATTTTACCTTCAGGCTCACATTTTACACCTTATGCTACAGCAATAGGTTTATATAATGATGATGGTGATTTATTAGCAGTAGCTAAATTTGGTAAACCAATTTTAATGTCACCTTATACTGATATGACATTTGTAGTCAAATATGATACATAAATGGAAAAGCTGGGATACAATTGATCCCGAAAAATATTATGGTTTTGTTTACTGTATTACTAATGAAGTAACAGGTAAATTTTATATTGGTAAAAAAGTGTTTTGGAATAATAAAAAGAAAAAACTCACTAAAAAACAATTAGCTGAACAAACAGGACCAGGTCGTAAACCAACGTTTGAGGTAGTACGTACTGAAAGCGATTGGAAAACATATTGGGGTTCTAATAAACAACTTCTTGCTGATGTTAAACAATATGGTGAAGAAAATTTTACTCGTTGGATTTACAGACAATGCTCTACTAAAAAACAACTAACATACTACGAAATGCATTATCAATGCAAGTATGAATGTTTAACTAGCCCAAATATGTCGTATAACGACAACATCTTAGGTAAATTTTTTACTAAAGATTTGATAGAGGCAAAATAAATTCATATATTCCAGGTTATGGAAAATGCTGCTCTACTAGTATTAGTAGAATCTGTTTTAGGTAAAGGTACACCAACAAGCAAAGGTAACTATGCTTTTAAGTGTCCGTTTTGTTCTCATCACAAGAATAAACTAGAAGTATCATTACGTACCACAGCTAAAAAGGAAAATTTTTGGCATTGTTGGGTGTGTGATACTAAGGGTAAAACTATCCGTACCCTATTTAAACAAGCAAAAGCAACACCAGATAAATTTACTGACCTAAATTTACTCATTCAGCCTACAAATGTAGAAAATATTGTATCTACTGAGGTACTCGCTTTACCCGCTGAATTCATCGCATTTAACGACCATTCTACGTTTGTTACTGATAGAATAGCTCAAATTGAATCTAAACATGCTTTACGATTTTTAAAGAAACGAGGAGTAACTATGGATGATATTTTAAAATACAATATTGGTTTCTGTAAGGAAGGATCGTATGGTGGTAGAGTAATTATACCCTCGTATGATGCAAACGGAATACTAAATTATTTTGTTGCTCGCGCTTATAAAGATTCAGATCGCAAATATAAAAATCCACCTGTAGCATCTAAGGAAGTTATAGGTTTAGAATTATATATAAATTGGGATGCACCAATCATACTTTGTGAAGGTATGTTTGATGCTATTACAATTAAAAGAAATGTTATTCCATTATTAGGTAAAGTATTACATAACAAACTAATGGAAAAACTAGTTAAATCAAGCGTTGATAGAATTTACATTGCACTAGATAATGATGCT